ACAGTTACCATAGTGTGTCTATAGTCGCCGCCGCCTTGATCGTTTATTGCTTTATTAACTATTGCCATGTTCTTTCCTTAAAATAGCATACTATATACTAGTGCTCTATTTCTACTTATTAATTCGTCACGCTGTCCGTCTTCGTTTGCGAAGTAAACACCTGTTGCGCCAGCATTACTATTATCTGCATAAAATGTTACGCCTTCAATAGGTGCATCTGGTTGTAGTGCATCATCGCCTTCGTGGCCAATACGTGCTAGTCTTAGGTTATCTTCAATTACAACTGTACCAGTACCAGTTGCACTCAATATTAAATCATTTTCTGATGTGCTAACAGTTTTAATTTCTGTACCAATATCAGTTTGTTCAATTCTTATACCATACAAATCAGTATAGAATGACTGCCATTCTTGTGTTAGTAATCCGTCAAGTGTTAGTTCAAGACGACTGTTTCCCGAATCAACAGAATCGTCATATACTCTTAATACTGATATATCAGTGCCTAATATACCTGCATCAATTCTATTAGGAACGTTTGCAGAAAGAAAGTTTTCAATTGTATCGTCAACATATCTTTTGTTAGGAATATCATCATCGTCTGACATACGTAAATGATAATTTCCGCCTGTACCGCTTACAGTGATCTTTCCTGGATTAGGTGTTGCATCGCCGCCAGGACCAGTATATTGTCCCATTAAGTTTAAGTTTGTACCAGGAGTAACAATGCTTACTGTTTCTATACCTAGTATACGACCTTGTGGGTCTCGTGGTGACCAAGCACCCTTATCAACTGTTCCTAAATTAGCAGTATCTGTCCAAGTAATATCTTCAACAAATAACCACTGTGCGTCAGTAACGTTACCTCTATCAATTCTAATACCTGCTTGTCCACTGTCGCGTGTAATGCCGTTTCCAGTTTCGCCATTATTAAGAATAATTGTATTATCTTCAATAACACTATCTGTAGTTTCAAGGTACGTAGTTTGTCCTTGTACAGTAAGGTTACCAGTAACTACTACACTACCGAGCCCGCCTGGGTCTAGAACAATAGTTCCGCCTTGTTGAACTGTAAGTTTATAGTTACCTTGTGGTATGTTAAGATACTTTGACATTAATTATTTCCTAAAAGTAAGTAGGGGATTTCTCCCCTACTTTATCACTTATGCGTCTGGATCAAAGTCGTCTGCGCCTGCTAAGTCACCGTCGGTGCCAGCTTCTTCAATTTCAACTTTCTCGTCAACTGCAGATGTAGTAAATGTCCAAGCAGTTCTTGAACCATCTTCTAATGTTACAACACGACCTGAAATTTTAGTAACTTGTTGTACTGCGTCTGCGTCATCTTTAACAGTAATAGTCATATCACCGCTAGTTAATGCACCGTCATCTGCTGTAGATAAAAAGCAATCTTCTGTTACTGTTCCGTCAGTTACACGAAACTTTTTAGATCCTAGCTGTTTTACAATCCAGCCATTGACTTCTTGTGTATTTGTTGTATCGTAAAAACGTACTTTAATTTCGTCACCGTCTGTTGTCGGCTCTCCGAAATATCTCTTGTTTAGTGGTCTTCCCATTTGTTTTCTCCTATAAAAAGTAGTCCTATGCCCGTTCTATGAGCTACGGGGTTGGTTCCCCATAAGTCCGCCACGTTTGCGGCACACTATCTGACATAAGTATTTATCAATTTAACTTAGAACGTTTATTCATTAAAAAAGGGCACCGAAGTGCCCTTTTCATTGTTACTGTCTAAACAGTATATTACTGGAAGCTGATGTTGCTTGAAGTAATACCTACTCTGTTTAGGTAGTCAGCTGCGTTACCTAGTGATGACGCAGTGTTGTTTAGCTCTGTGTAACCATAACGTGTCATAAACGATACTGTTGGTTCGAATGTACCTGGATCAAGTACAACGCCTGAGCTCATTAGCGGGATGTATGGGCAATAGAATGCCGCTGCATCTGATTCGCTTGAACCTTTGTAACCAATTAGTACGTCTGCATCGTCGCCTGCGTATGTGTTTACGTATACTTTCATTGCGTTGTTCAATGTACCAACCATCTTAGTGTTAGTTGGTGCTTCAAATGCGCCTTCAGTTGTACGTGCAAACGCTGATGTAGTAGCAGACTGTAGGATTGTTAGTGCCAATGGAGACACAACAGCCCAGTTACCTGCGCCACGACGTGTACGCTGAGCAATCTCATTTGATGCTCTGTTGATTAGTACTGCTAGTGCAGCATGCTCGTCACCTACGAATGTAGCTGTACCTGATACAGCAGTCTGATCGTAGCTGTTTGACAAGCCTGATAGTGCAGTTAGTGAAGCTAGTACTTCTTGGTCGATCTCAGCAGTAATTTCTTGTGCTAGAGCAGCCATGATTTCAGCTTCAACGTCAATACCGTGCATTGAGTTAGCATCCTGAGCAGCTTCGAAGGTCCAACGTGCTGATAGCTTACGTGTTTTCGCTTCTACAGTCTGTTTCAAGATCTGAATTGACATTTTACGTCCAGCAGCACCTTCTAGTGCAGCAGTTGACGCAGCTTTGCCGTTATCAGCACCTGAGTAACCTTCAGCAATTTTGAATGGGCTTAGAGCTTCATCGCCTGCTGCTGTATCTGTACCGGAACCGTCAAATGCTTCTGCATAACGCACACGTAGAGTGTGAATTTGACCAACTGGACCAGTCATTGGCTGTACGCCGACTAGTTCGTTAGCAATAACAGTTGGCATAACACGTCTGATAACAGGTAGGATTACACGGTTAAGTGTAGCTACGTTACCAGCTGATGTTGCGCCTGCTGTTGCACTTTCTGACAAGTGCTTGCGAGTGTTTTCTAATGTGGCAGCCATTACAGACTTCTTGTTACCTTGTAGGCCTTCAAGAAGAGCGGTTTTGGTATCTTGCCAGCGTGATTCTAATAGTTCTGACATCTTTTTCTCCTTAGTTTAATCCAGCAAGACGGCGTAGGTCTAGTACGTTCGAGTCGTCTGCTTTAGTTGTCATTTTTTCTTCTTTTCGATTGCCTGTAATTTCGGTTGCCTCTGATAATACTGCCTTACGCTTCGCTGGAGTGTTGCCATCAATGACTGAAGGTAGATACTTATTGAAAGACTTTTCAAGTCTATCAGTTTGTACGCTTTCCAGTAAGTCTGTCATTATCTCTTGTTGATCCTTTGATAAAGGAGCAACTAATTTGTTAAGTGTACGCTCACGTTTTGTAGCTTCCATTAACTTTTTGTTTTCGTGCTGTTGAGCTTCAGCTAGTTTAATAGCTTTGGCAGCAGCAGTTTTTGCTTCTGCAAGTTGTTTGTCTTTAGCACCTACAACTTTTAAAAGTTTTTTAGTTTCACTACTTTCATTTAAGTATGAGTTAGTGTATTCTGAAGCAAATGCTTCAAATAGTTTACGACCAAAGTCGTTGTGACGTGCTTCGTCAATATCTTCTTTCAGTTGAGTAATTTCACTGCGTAGTGCTTTGTCAACTGTTTCTGATACCGCTTGGGCACTTCTTTCGATAAAGTTAGTTTTAACTTTAGCGAAGTGGTCTTTAGCTTCACGTACTAAACGTACTTTTGTTTCAGCTAAGTCTTTTTTATCTTCGTGGAACTCTGCAATTTCACCTGCAAGTGCCTCGACTACAAACTCTTCTAGCTTGGCATATGATTCAGCCATCGCTTTCTTGTCATCGTGTAATTCTTTGATTTCATTTTGTAGTTGATCAACAACAAATGATTTCATAAGATCTGCATTTTCACGCATAGCAACGGCATATTTTGCCTTTGCTTCAGCTAATTGCTGGCGGTCTTCTGCAAATTCTTGAATTTCTTCAGCTAAACGCTCACTAAGCATTGTGTCAATAGCTTCAACCATTGTTGCTTTGTCGTGTTCGTATTTCTGAGCAAATTCTTCACGAAGTTCAGCAGTGGCAGCTTTACGGTTTTCATCAACCTTGGCTTCCCATGCTTCTTGTAGTTCTGCTCTTACATCTTCTGATAATGCTTCGTTCTCGAAGAGTGATTTTAATGCATCCAACATAGTTTTTCTCCTCGTTTATTGGAGACCGTTGATTATATTAATCAACTGATTCTTCAAGTATTTTTGTGCCTTGGGTTCGTCTTTTGTTGCCTCTGCTAATTGATAAGCCTGGTATCCTCCACGAGTGTTCATTAAATGCTCGTAAATTGGTGTTGGATACGCACCAGGGGCGCTAGGCTGAGCCACAACGTCCACAGTGATTATTTCAAAGTCAGAGACGGTGTTATCGCCGTCATCTGATACATTGCCACTACCGCGCGACGAGACACCTAGTTTAACGCCGTTTTCCAACATTGTTTTTACTAGGTTCCCCATCGGTGTAGGTAGGATTTTAAGTTTTCCATAGCCATTTGGGCCGTCCATCCACATCTCTGTGATCATATGGCTTACTCTGTCTAGATTGATGTTTAGTCCATCTGGATGATCAACTTCTCCGAGAACACTGTATCCTCCGCTAATTTGATCGTTGAGAGTTTTGACAGCCCTGCCAATTTCATTTACAGGATACACTCGCTGGTTAGCGTTACGAACGTCACCTTGAATGCAAACACCTTTCATATAAAGATCCTTGCCTTCGTTAGCTGATTCAAGCACAATTTGTGCTTGATCGTATGTCAAATGCTCTCGTAAGTTTTTCATCTAAACTTCCTTACTTACTTGCCAACAATTGGTGTTTTGTTAGCTGCTTGGTCTGGCTTGCCTTTTTTCTCAGCGCCGTGACCAGGTTGTGACTTCATTGATTTTGAAGCCTTTCCACCAGGTACGTTTACGTTACCTGCTGAATCTTCTTTAGCGTTTTGATCGCTTAATGCTGATCCTTTTACAGTGCCGCCTGCGCCTGCTTCT